TTATAATATAATCATAAATAATGCCTTTAGAAAGGGTAAGTCAAGGTTTCAAAGATATTAGTGCATCATTTAAGGTTAATCCCCTTACATATGATGCCATTGCTTTGAATAATGCTTCTGCAATCGCAAGATCTGTTAGAAACATTGTCTTTACTGCTCCTGGTGAAAAGTTTTTTGATCCAGATTTTGGATCAAACATCAGTCAATCACTGTTTGAAAATATTGATAACATTACTGCAGTGACGATTAGAGATGAAATAGAAAACTCCATCATTAACTATGAGCCAAGAGTTTCATTATCTTCCGTTGTAGTCGATCCTGATTTCGATAACAACGGTTTTAATGTAACTATTGTCTACAGCATTATTGGAGTTGATATACCACCTCAACAGTTAGAGTTTGTATTAGAATCAACTCGATAAATGGCACTAGTAAACTACGCAAATCTGGATTTCGCCCAGATTAAATCTACACTTAGAGAATATCTAAGAAACAATTCTAATTTTACGGACTATGACTTTGAAGGGTCTAACTTGTCCACAATTTTAGATGTTTTAGCATACAATACTTACTTGGCATCATACAATGCCAATATGGTATCAAATGAGTGTTTCATTGATAGCGCAACATTAAGAGAAAATGTTGTCTCGCTTGCAAGAAATATTGGATATACCCCAAGATCAAGAAAGGCTTCAAGAGCAACTATTAGTTTTTTCGTTGATACTACTGGAATTACCCCAGCACCAACATCAATTACCTTGAATAAGGGCCCAATCGCAACATCGGGTGGTACTTTTGCTGGAAATTCTTATGTATTCTCCATTATGGATGATATAACAGTTCCTGTAGTGAATGGAGAAGCATCATTTGATACACTACCGATTTATGAAGGAACATATATTACTGAATCATATACTTATAGTTCAAGAAACCCAAATCAAAGATTTTTAATCAATAATCCTGGTGCAGATACTGATTTAATCCGTGTTAGAGTAGGAACAAATAGCTCTACAGCAAAAAGAACCTACACAAAACAAGATAGTTTATTTGATATTGATGGAGATTCAAGAGTTTTCTTCTTACAAGAGGTAGAAGATGAAAGATATGAAATAATTTTTGGTGATGGAGTCTTTGGCAAGGCACTAAGCGAAGGAAATGTCGTTGAAATCACCTATTTGGTCACTTCAGGTGGAAGTTCTAATGGATTGAGTAATTTTACATTCAATGGTCGAATGACTTATGTGAGAAATGGCATTACATATACCATTTCTCAAGGAATTTCAATTCTTACAACTGATATTTCTGCTACTGGTGGAGATGTTATTGAAAAAGTAGATTCAATTAAGAAGTTTGCTCCTAGAATCTATGCTTCTCAGAACAGAGCCCTAACTGCAAATGATTATGAAACACTAATTCCAACAAAAATCTATCCAGAAACAGAATCTATTTCTGTATTTGGTGGTGAAGAGTTAGTTCCTCCTCAATATGGAAAAGTTTTTATTAGTATCAAACCAAGAACAGGTGAATTTCTTCCAAATCTCATCAAAGAGAATATTAAGAGAGATTTGAAGAAATATGCAGTTGCAGGAATTGTTCCTGAAATTTTAGACCTCAAGTATCTTTACCTTGAGGTATCTTCTAAGATTTATTATAATTCAAATCAAGCATCTTCTGCTTCAGAGGTCTCTTCAATTATCCAAAATAATGTTGAGTCATATGCAGATTCAAGTGAACTGAATAAGTATGGTGCAAGATTCAAGTATAGTAAATTCTTAAAAATTATTGATGATAGTCATGAATCAATCACTTCAAATATCACCGCTGTATCGATGCGTAGAGATGTCAGGGCTGCCCTCAACACCCTTGCAGAGTATTCTATAGGGTTTGGTAATCAATTCCATATTTCAAGTATGAGTGGGTATAATATTCGCTCTAGTGCATTCAAGGTTGCTGGTATTACCCAAGATGTTTACATAGGTGATATTCCAAATACTAACAGAACGAATGGTTCTTTGTTCTTGTTTACACTTCAAAATCCAAATGCAACTGATCCAACAATTGTTAGAAGAAATGTTGGAAGGGTTGATTATGTGAAAGGTGTTATTACACTAAACCCAATCAACATTCAATCAACTCAGAAAGTTATTGACGGCCAATCAACAATTCAAATTGTTGTTACACCACAATCAAATGATGTGATTGGACTGCAAGATTTGTATCTACAATTGGATGTCAACAATAGTGTTTTTGAGATGGTAAATGATTCTATTGCTTCTGGGTTAGACCCATCCGCATCATCATATGTCGTTTCTTCAAGTTACGACTATAACAGAGGTTTGTTGGTAAGGCCATAAAATGACACAGACTAGAATTCCTTTCAAGACCATTGTAAAGAATCAACTTCCCAGTTATGTTAGGGATGAGTTTCCTCTTTTAGGGGAATTTTTATCGCAATATTATCTTTCTCAAGAATTTCAGGGCGCTCCTCTTGATTTACTACAAAATATTGATCGATATGTTAAGTTAAACAATAACGCAAATGTTACTAAGTCAGTTTTGCTGAGAAATAACATTACATACTATGATGATATCATATATGTGACAAACACTAATGGTTTTCCCGATGAATATGGATTGATTAAAATTGATGATGAAATTATAACTTATACTGGAAAAAATAGTTTTAGTTTTACTGGTTGTATTCGTGGTTTCCAAGGTTATTCTCAAAACGATGTAAATGATACTTTTACTTTCTCAAATACTACTTCTAGTAGTCATGCTGCAGAAGCAATTGTAGAAAATTTAAGTGTTGATTTCTTATTGAGATTCTTTAAGAAAGTAAAGCATCAATTTTTACCTGGACTTGAAGACACTGCATTATCAGATAAAATTGATAAAAACCTTTTTGTTAAACAAGCAAAGGATTTTTATACATCAAAGGGAACCGATCAGTCTTTTAAGATTTTATTCAAAGCACTGTATGGTGAAGAAGTTAATATCATAAAACCTGCGGAAAATCTTTTTTCTCCATCACAATCATTATATAAAATCACAAAGAATATGATTGTTGAGCCAATTTCAGGCAATGTGATGGATACTAAAGGATACACTCTGTATCAATATGAATACAAAGATTTAATTAATAAATCCTACGCACCAATTACTGATGTAGAGCGTGTTCTTGTTGGTGGAGCAACTACAGATTATTATAGAATAAGTTTTGATGCAAATTACAATAGAGATCTTCAGTTTGATGGCGCAGAATATGGAGGATTTGTTGCATATCCAAAAACCAAACTGATTGGAAACTATACATCCTCCTCTACAACTTTTGATGTTGATTCGACAGTAGGTTTCCCAACTTCTGGAGAGTTGATTGTGACTTATGACGATAGAACTACTGGAATTGTTTCATATACATCAAAATCAATAACTCAATTTTATAATGTTAGCGGAATTACAAATACAATCTCGGATAAAAGCACAGTTGGTATCAATACTTTTGCTACGGTTAGTTTAGATGATGAAAATATAGTAACTGTTAGAATTGTAAATGTTTTAAGCGATTATCATGTTGGAGAGCAAGTTGGTTGGGTAAAAGGAAATCCATATTATGGCCCCTATCATATCCATAGAGGAAGAAAAATGGTTGGGGCAAAACATGTTTCAAGTCTACATGATTACATCTATGATACTAAAGAATCTAGTCTAAAAAATCTTGGAGGAGACACTGCATCAACTTCTGGAACTGGTGGTAGTTCTTCTAGCATATCTGCTTCTACAAGCACATCTTCTACAGCATCTTTTAGTAGTGGTGGGGGAAGTTCTTCTTCTTCTTCAGGTGGTGGAAGCGGTGGATATGGTTACTAAATAAGTAAAAAAGTCTCAAGGCAGATATGTCGCAGCAGTTGAATAACAGATACTACGAGAAGGGCGATACCATCCGAGTAAAAACTCTTGGGTTGACAGCTAACGATGCTGCATCCAATACTTGGATTTTAAATGCTGCAACTACTTACAAAGTAGAAAAATTAGAGAAAATTAATTTAGTTAACTTTAGATATAAACTTACGCTCAATAATGAGCATATTTTTAGAATAGGTGATACCCTAAGAATTACTGGAAGCAATTACTCATCATCTTCAAAGGTTTATTCGGTAAACTCTGCAAATCAAATTACAATTGGAGATCAAGGAAATTTAGATAGTATCCCTATAGATTCTCTTGTAATTAGAAGAAATATTGTCAAGGGAGATTCGGCAAATTATGATATCTCCCACATTGCAGCAAATGTTCAAAATGTATATAAGAAAGGAACTTCTACATTAGTTGCATCTTCTTCTATTCCAAATTCTTCTGGAGAAGATTTATCAATTAGAAAAAATAAACTTACATTTAGTGGAACATTTCCTTCAACAGGAACTGCTTCCACAGATACATTTAAAATTGTATCATCTGGGGACCATGGATTCTATACTGGAGATCTTGTTTATTACTCCCCACAAACGATAACAACAACCAATACCGATATTGACGGCAATACGATTACTACTTCAACAGTTCAGACTGGTATTGCTGAAGAAGGAGTGTATTTTGTAAAGCGTCTTGCAGATTCTACTAGTATTAAGTTAGCTAAGAGTAGATCTCAACTTTATAATGGAGAATACATTTCCACAAAACCAATTTCGGTTACTGACAACACTATTGAACTTTATATTCATAAGAATAAAACTCTCAGCAATCAAAAATTGTTTAGGGAGATTCCAGGACAAAATAATGTTCTAAGTGAAACTGTAACAGAACCTGGAACAAAAAATGGAATACTTCTTAATGGAGTAGAAGTTCTTAACTATAAGTCTCTTGATGGAATTGATTATGGAAAAATTGAATCTATCATCGTAGATGCATCTGGTAGTGGTTACGATGTGGTTACTCCACCAAATGTTGTTATTTCAGATGCTACTGGAGTCGGTGCGACAGCAAATGCTGTTGTTAGTGGTTCTTTTGTTAGAATTGACCTATTAGATGGTGGTTTTGATTATATTGAAGATCCTATTGTCGAAATTAGTGGTGGAAATGGAAAAAATGCTTCTGCAAGTGCCAATACAACTCTAATTGAACATAAGGCAGACTTTAACTCGTCAGAAGTTGACGGTCTTGTTACTATTGCTTCTACTTCTGCTATTGGATTTTCCACATATCATAAGTTTAGAAATTATGAGAGGGTCATCTATCAATCAAATGGTCAGGATGGGATTGCTGGTCTCACTACAGGTGGATTTTATTATGTCAATGTTCAGAGTCTCACTAATGTTAAATTACACAAAACCAAGGATGATGCCATTTCCGGCATTAATACAGTAGTTTTCACTGGATATGGTTCTGGTAGACATACTCTTCTTGCAACCGACTTGAAAAAAGTTGTTGCTTCTATCGATGTAGTGAATCCAGGAACCGAATATCAAAATAAAAAGACAACGGTTGTAGGTTTATCAACTGCACTGAATGAGATTACTATTGAGTCTCATGGATATTCTTCTGGTGAAAAAATTAAATATTCTACCGATTCCTCTGCAATAGGTGGATTAGTTGATGAAACAGAATACTATGTCACAGTAATTGATAAAAATATTATTAAGTTATCTTCTGTTGGTCCAAATTCGGATAGAGATTTATATTATAGAACTAAACAGTATGTAAATATCACATCATTATTTGCTGATGCTGATAATGGAACTCACCATTTTAACTATCCAGAGATTTTAGTATCTGTTATAGGAAAAGTTGGTATTTCTTCTATTGGCTCAGAAACTTTCAAAGCAAGAGTTTCGCCAATTGTAAGGGGTGGCATCACTGCGATTAATCTTGCAAGCAAAGGTGTCGGATATGGTTCTTCGGAAATTCTCAACCATTATAGGGAACCAGATGTATTACTTCAGGTTGGTTCGGATGTTCAATTAACACCTGTCATTGCCAATGGTAAGGTTATTCAAGTAATTGTGAATAATGGTGGAAAAAATATTAATGCTCGTCCAAAATTAACAGTAAATTCCGAAAGCGGCCAAGGATGTGTAATTACACCTGTTATTTCTGGTGGACAAATAACTTCAGTAACCGTTATTAGAGGTGGAACTGGTTATTCCCAATCTGATACTATCATTGATATTGAATATCCAGGATCTCAAGCAGTGTTTAGAACAGAATTGCAAAGATGGGTAGTAAATCAGTTTGCAAAAGAATTTTCAAATATATCCTCGGATGACAGTTTTATCACTCTT